GCAGACCGTGGGTCATTGACGAGGGCCCCTGAGCCGATCTCGGGGTTTCCGCCCATCTGGCGCAGTGCGTCAGTGATGGCGGAGATCTGCGCACGGAAGGTTGCCTGGGACGAATTGATGTGATCGGCAGCGCCGCTTTGGCCACCACGGACAATCTTCGCCACAACAACAACGCAGCAGTCTGAAGCAAGACTAGCGACGTCAGGCGAATCTAGTTTGGCCCCATTCGCAGGGCGATTTCACCGACAGTAACAAAATCAGCAGAGCCAGCAATAATTTCATCGGGCCTGACATTTATTGCTGATGATGTCACCAGTATCTCTGCTGTGTAGTACAGATCGCCAGGCAACAAGGTGCCTTGGTTCGTGGGCCTGTTAACAAGCATCCAAAACTCAGCTTCAGCTTTGCAGCCCTTTTCTGTGAGTAGTAGCAGCTGCATTAGACCGGTCGAGTCACTACCAGTCGTAAAATCTTTACGATCAACTAGGAAGTCAAGTGACCCGCCTCCGTTGACAATGCTCTTTACAGCATCACCGAACTTTTCGCCTACTGCTGTTGTGTCGACCTCGGGGGCATTGAGCGTGAGTGACCAGCTCTGCAGATCGGCCTGGATCATCCACAGTGCGCCGGTCCCCCCTGCATTGATGTAGTAGCGCGGCGTCAGATCCGCGTTGTCGTACTCGGTGATCCAGGCGGGCGGGCTCGTGTAATCAGGGGCAAAGTCACAGATCGAGGCCAGTGTTACTTCGTCCTGTGAATCACTGAAGTAGTAGTCGCCTATATCAGTTGAGCACGTTGCAATCGCGCTTTCGTACTCGGCGGTTCCCGTAGCGGAGACAATGAGTGCGTTGAAGTCAACCCTAAAGAGTGGTATCCGATTTGCTGTTTGGCCGTTCAGGGCAGCCGAGCGCGTCGTGTAAAAGCTGATGCGATCCAGTTGATCTCTGTAAATAAAGTATGTTGCGGTCTGAGTTAGCCCACACTCTTCTGGCCGCATATAGAACTGAATAGTATCAGTTGCACTATAGAAATTGCCTGTGTCACTGGTGACATGGCTGCGGTTTGACCCCAGTGTCCAGTCGCCGCCGAAGAACATCGAGAACCCATCGGGGCAGTCAGGTCCATTCGTGCTCGTGTCGAGGGGCAGCCCGTTGGCGCAGCTCAGCGTGATCTGGTCGCCTGACCAGAACGCTGGGTTGCGCATGTAGATCGACCGACTGCCGACGTGGACGTTGCCGGGGCGGAGGACGGTCGGTTCCGGTGCTTCACGCTTGAGCCGAAGCCTTCCTCCGACACCAAGAATCGCCATTAGAACTCACCTTCGATCGGGCCGGAGACCTGGAAGTTCAATGAGCAGGCGATCACTTCACCGACGCTGACAGGAGCACTAACGCTAGTGACGAGAGCTTCGACACTAAGTTCGATGCCAGAAGCAGTGTTCAGGACAAAACCGACGTTCTGCGCACCATCATCGTTGCGGAAGATCGAGTTTAGAACTGCACGTGTTGCGACGTTGTCTCTGTCGTAGATAATCGTTGCTGAGCCTGTCGCACCTCTCAGCCCTTCAACGTACGTCCTGTCGTAGACACCCATCGCGGTCGTCTCGAGGGCATCTCGACTGATGTCCAGCGAGAAGTTGCGACATTTGCCGACTCGCAACCCCTGATAGCGAAGTTCTCCGTTGCTTCCTGTCAGAACAGCCATCAGCCGTCACGCATACCCTCCAGGCGCACAGTAACGCTGCTGATGCCCGGACGCACCGAGGTAATCCGCGGCTGCTCGGAGAAGCGCCATGTGTAATCACGTTCGAGCTGCTCTCGGAGCAAGTCATCCATGCCGTCCCAGATAGTGATGGGAAGCGAGAGTGAAGCGTAACTACCTCGTGCGCTCTCGTAGCAGGTGACGACGGCCAGAGCCTGCAGATCGGGCACGTTGCCGAATTCCACCTCGAGTGAGGCGCCGAATGGCTGACTCCCGTAGGCCCGCGTCGTGCCCGTGCCTGCGATGCTGGTGAAGCGCTTGACCGGGTACTGACCTTGCGTAACCGAGCGTGACGTTGGGACCAGCGCTGGGAAGTTCGTCATGTCACGGTCACTGTGCGGGTTTGCGTCTGCGGGCTATCGCTAGCAGTCGGCGAGCTGATCGTGCACCTCACTGTATAGGTGCCGGCCACATCGAAAGTGACTGTCGCTCTCGGGGCGTTGGAGTTCGTGATTGACGCGGATGCACCGGATGTGTTCGAGGTCCAAGTCCAGTTGACAAAAGCAGCACCGAGCGAGTCGGCGGTCCCTGTACCTGACCCCACTGCAGTTGCGGTGAAGACCACACCCACCGTGTTGCTTGCGGCGCCGATCGTTGTGAAGTTTGTCGTGCCAACAGTGACTATTTGATACTGCTGACCGACGGTGAATGATCCAGCAGTTGTGGCAACCGGCTTGTTGACATACGTCGCCGTGTAGGCAGTCGCTGTGTTGATTGCCACTGCGGTGCTACCTGTGAGTGTCACCGCGCCAATTGTTCCAATAGTGGTTGATGCTATTGCCGTAATTGTCTTTGTCGCCGCGATTGTCGTTGCACCACGCGTCACCGTACACGTAATTGTGCGGACCCCTGCACTGGTGGCCGTGACTGTGGTGGACGCTGCAGTTGGGCTTCCGAACGTCACGCCGGAACCAGTCCAGAGGTAGGTGTAGGTCCCGGCGCCCCCACTCACCAGAGCGCTGTAGCTCGACGGAGCGCCAACAATGGTGCTGTTTTTTCCTGTTATTTGAACGCCTGTGAACGTGCTCACGGTCGTACCTGTGTTCTCGCTCGTCCCGATACGTCCCTCAATTATCCAGTTGGTTTCAGCATCCCAGCCGATTGTGATTAGACTGAAGTCTTGCTCGTTTAGTGGGAAGTAGACTGCTTCTACTTGAATGTTTCCGTCTTCATCAAACCCAAGCGACTGCACCTTGTAGGCGCGCGTTTCAGTGCTGCCTTGTTTGACACAGAAGACTGCGTTGGTGTACTGACTGGTAGCTTGATTGACTACATTCAGCTCGGTTTCGATGATTTCACTTGTAGACCCGTTCCACAGCAGTACCTCGTAGGCGCCGTCAGCGAGCGGTTCTACCGTTGTCACCTTCCCTTTGCTATCAATTGCCCCGTTATTTGGCTGCAGGTAAGCGCTCGTCTCGAGCCCGAGCTTGAAACAGCGTCCGATCTCGAGGGCGGCCTGCGTCGGAACGGTCTTGAAGCGCACCGAGTGCGTGATCAGTCGGCTCCCGCGGCAGAAGTACTTGGCTACATCAATTGCGTGGATTTCGCTGGTAGCGAAGTCAGAGAGATCGATGCTCTCGAGTGGTGCGTTCTCGGGGGTTCCGATTTCGCGGACAGTGACCTCGCGGATGACGGGGAACAATCCTTTCGTCGTGCTGTCCCCGCTGGCTTTTTCCTGGCGCCACTTGACTGAGACGCGTTTGGGGATGCGTTGATCGACCTCGGCGTAGGTGAATTCGAACGAGTCCTCGATGATGTTGCCGGCGGTGTACATGCCGGTGATTGTTTCAGGCTGATTGAAGTAGACCGCAGGCTGCAGCGAGAACTTTCCATTGCGTATGACAAGATCCAGTAGGAAGTAGCCTGCTGTCTGACTGCCCCACTGGCGCAAGTTAATTGGCTGCGCGATTGCGCCGTCGAAGAAGTAGCGGCGGTCGCGGGTCCATTGAGCACAGAAGTCGAATGCTTCACCGTCAATCAGTTCGGGACTCAGTATTGAACCGACGCCGTAGCGTGTGTTCGTGAGCTGATCTTGAAAGACTTCTGGAAAAGTATGGACACTGTTGATTCCTTCGTTGACGTAAACAGACAGTTGATTCAACTGACTGAACTCAGTGCTGCTGCGGAGGTTCACCCCCACAAGTGCGATATTGTCGTAGTTCGGTACGTTGGGATTACCAGCTAGCAGGTTCACATACACCACTTCGTGCTCGGGGCTGCGCGCTGAGCTCTGGACCTCTTCAAAGACGAATGCCTCCGCGAGCTTGCCCCAGGCGTCGGCGTAGTCCCCGCTGTCGGCAAGGGCCACGCCGAGCCCCTTATCCCTGGTCGCCGCAACCGCGAAGGTGTCTTGCGTGCGCGCGACAGGCTCGCCGCTGTAGGCCACGGTGACGATGTTGGCACCGCTACCCGAACTGACGGTGCGGATGCCGCTGATCCGGGCGTCCAGGACTTCCAGGCTGCCGCTGGCGAAGCTCACGTTGCTGCGTACCTCCCAGCCGCTCACGGGCTCGATCCGGAACTCCCAGCGCTGCACAGATGGCATCTGCAGCCGGATGTAGTTGTAGACGGCCTGCTGTGTCAGGCTGCGGGCGCCAAAGCATTGGTCGAGGTACACGAAGTCCGCGTCGCTACCGGCAATGCGGTAGCCGATCTTGAAGAAGGCGTAGCGCGTTTCAGAGCCGCTGAATGAGCCGGATTGATACGTGCTGAGTTCGAGGCTTTGACCGGGGGCGTAGACCCGACCGTTGAAGTAGGAACAGGCCCTGCCATCGATCTCGGTCTGGCTGAGCGAGTCGCGGAAGTTGCACAGCCCGCTGATTCGGATCCCGAGGCTGCTGCGGAGGCCGATCTCGACGATCTGGGCCGCGCG